ATCTGTGCCACTTGTGCCTCGCTATGTGTCCTGCTATTCCGCGCGTATGGGATCAGTGAGTCGGTTTTGAGTATTTCTATTTTCGGTTTGTTTTTCATGACGTAGTTTTCTCTTGACGTGTTTTTTTCTGTTGGTAAAATCTTGTTTATCACATCCTTAGCGCCTGTCTCAGCGCATCGAGTGTTGGTTTGCCGTCTCTGCCGATTGCCTGCGGTCCGAGCCTGTCGGTGATCGTCTGCCGTGCCTCGTTTGCCAGTTCGGGCGTGAGGTCGTCAATGTTTGCATCGACTCCAGCGTTGAATTGCTTTCCGAGGTCAACGCCGAATTGCGCGACGTTCGGAGCTTTGACTCGCTCGCCTTTTCGAACCAGCTTGCGGCGCTCGGCTTCGGCACGTTTGACCGGCTCTTGGATCATGTATGAGTTAAAGCCAAACGGACCCCATGGCACGTCGAAGCCGCCGATGTCTGCTGCGTTTTGGAACTGCCAATAGGCGAAGTCATCCCATCGTCTCACGTCACCCTCAGCTTCGACATGGCGCTGCCGCTTGATGCGAGCACCTGGTCGTCGAACGAAGCGTGCCGCGGGATTGAGATTGAGCCAGTCCTCATTGCGCATCCTGCCCTGCCATTGAGCGAAGGTTGATGCTTGTTCGAGGTTGGTATTGTAAATGAGTTGTAAGCGAGCGTTTGAAATAACGTTGGTGATTTTCTGATCCTTGTAGTCTGCCGGTGTTGCCAGTCCTTCCTGAATCAAAAACTCTGCCGACTTCTCACGGAACTTGGCGAGTCCTGTCTCTTTGTAGGCTGTCACGATCTCGCCCGTGTTAACGTCCACGATCTCCTCTGTGGCATCCGCTTGCCAATCCAGCAACATGTTCCGCATCTTGTTGAGAACTCGCGCTGAGGTCACTGTGGCGCTGAAAAACGAACGATTGCGTATTGCCGGTGCCATCGCCGACCACTCACGCCAACGAAACCACGAAGGCGTCACTTTGCGCCGTGATAGGTTTTCGATTGCTTGGAGGAATAAGTTCATCTCGTTGATTCTGCGCTGGTCAGTTCGGCGATTGCTCGCTTGCCTGCTGCGGTGAGGTGGTATGTCGAAGGTCTGCCAGCTCGCTTGGCAATGTAGCCCTTTTGAGTCAGGCTCCAGAGCTTGTTATTGACAAAAACCAAGCTTGCTTTGGCTTGAGTGGCGATCTCACGCATGGTTCTCCCATCGGTGATGACGAAGATTTGCGCTTCGCTGATTCCGATTCCGAGCATGTAGAGTTTGCCGACAATGGCATGAACCGTGGTAGTGGTCACGCAAGCAACATACAGAAATTCGAGCGGTTGGCAAGCGTGAAATCGGATCGAGTTCGCCCCTGCTCCTCGCGCCTGAACATGCGGGAGCAGAGGCGTTAGTTCCCGTCCATCACTCGATGGGGAGATTGTTGATTGCCGCTTGCACGGCATCATAAGCGCTGATCATGGCTCTGGCTTTCTCGATCTTCTTGCAGTTCGACCAGACCGTATCATGACCGGCGCTGAAAACTAGTCCGATCCGAGCGAATGTCCAGCCTCGGTCACGCATGACAGCCTGCACGACTGCTCTGGCATCCGCTGCTTCCTGAAGTCTTGTCTTTGTTGTGACGAGATCAGGATCGACGCCCATCTCGGCGCTGACGATTTCGATGATGTCGGAGATTTTCATGGTTTTTGTTTGTGTCGTTTCCTCATCCCATCCCATTGTTGGCGCGGGGTCATGCGTCAAATCTCTCGCAAGATCCTAGTTTGTATTTACGTTTTGCCAAGTTGCGAAAAGCTGGATTCCAGTGGTTAAACCCAATTTTTTTTGCACAGTCATGAATTTTCCTAAGCGTTACAAGTCGCGGAGAAAAATGACTTTTTGTGATAATCCGCGCAACATGCGCTTGTTTTTGTTTATTAGTCATTGTTTCAATCTGCGCCTTTGTTGGCTGCGGCAATGGTTCTGGTTCTGGCTCTTCGCATCCGCATTTGCTGCATGTTAGCAAGTTGCTAGTGCAAGCACTGCATGGCGGGTTTATGTGACATGAGCAATTCTCGACTTGCGGATATTGCATGATGCCTTGATGGCATTCGGGACATTTGCATCCCTCTTCAAATTTATTATTCATGTTGCGTGTTGATGGTTTATTTTGTTTTTTACTCATGGTTTTTGTTTGTGCCGTTTTCTCATCCCCTCCCACGATAATTCGTAGGCTCTCTCCCATGCGGGGTTGCGATTGACTATCAACACCCACCAAATGCTCCTGCGCTTGCGGAAAACGTGCGAGATCCGCGCTTGCTTTTGTTTGTTTTTCATGGTTTCAATTCTTCTAACGCTCGTTTCATTTGCCCAATTTCTTCTTCCATGCGCTCGGCTCTGATGCGGTTCGATCGCGTATCTCTGCCTAGATTTGAATCATAATCGGCTAGTAATTCCTCGGTGTTCTCGATGCCAATTTTTAGAGCATCACGCGCTGCATAGATAACGTCTTTTGGCAACGTCCACATTTCTGGTTGATATGTTTGGTTTTTCATTTTTCCTCCTTCCATTGCCAAGTTGTTTTTCCGTCTGATGCAATCACATACTCTGCAAATCCACGTTCTACCGCTTCTTTTTGCGTTCTCGTTTTTTCTAGCCAATTACAAAAAAGCGTTGCGCTCAAAACAATGACGGATACAGCGAAAAAGCAAGTCCATTTTGAATCACTCACTTGCGCCTCCTTTCCACGCGAGCGCATCTTGCCAGCCGTGGCGGTAGGTCTGAGCGTAGGTTTGCAATCCGCAACGCCCAACGTGCTTGCGATACGCGTCAGCAATCGCATCTTGCATGTCGATCTTTTTGCTGGTGTCAGCAATATGATCGGGATGCCGCGCTGAAACGTCCGCTAGTGGCTCGCCTTGTGGCTCAACCCACTCCAGCAAGCTGTCTTGCCAGTCGTCAGCGTATGGCGGGTGGTTTAACCGCTTAGGAGGTCCTCCATTTCCCCAAATGTGAGTCCACCCTTGTCTCGTTGGACTCTCATCGTGGTGGATCACCTTGCCGTTTGCATTCTGCGCGATATACCTTGGATTCGCAATCCCCGCCGCTTTACAGGCTGCAAGCAGGGAGTCTGATAGTTGTTTTGTCATGTTCATAATCTCGATATTTGATACTTCAAAAAATCCGCTTGCGTTAGCAGTCCGATGATTTCCGAGTGTTTGCGGTCGATCTCGATGAGCTCGTCAATCGGAAACGATGCAAACTCTGGTCGCAGCATTATTGCCTCAAGCTTGTCGAACTGCCCCAGCAGCTCAGCCTCCAGCGCGGTTGCTAGTTCTAAGGCGCGTTCACTCATGGCAGACCTCCTTTCGCTTGCTCGATCAAATCCTTGATAGCTTGTAATACCTTAAATCCGTGCGCTGACTTATGCTCCTGAGGTGTAACGCCCAGTAGTTCTCCAGCGTATTGGATGAGGCTGAATGCGCCATCGCGTTGCTCTGTTACTCTGGCAATCTCGCGTTCAAGCGTTTGTATTGCCGCTTTTGCCGCTTCTCGCTCGTAGGGGTCGATCTGCTTAGTCATTTCGGCAAGCTCACGTTCGAGCTTCTGTGCGTCCTGAATTGGCACCATGTATTCGCCGGAGAAAGCCATGCGCGTAGCGGCGTCTATGCGCGGTGTGTCACTCACTGTCACTGGTCACCTCCTTTCGCGCCGTATGCGCTGCCTTGCGCGTCCGATCCGTCGAGGTCGGTCGCTGGCAGATCGAAGCCGGTGTCCTCGCGGTAGAGTTGGATTAGAACTCTCAGCCAGAGAACTGCGTTGATGACTGCGATCAGAGTCGCGATGATTCCGACCGTTAGAATGATGGTGTCTGTGGTGTCTAGTTTCATGGTTGTGCGTTTTCTTTGGCGAGTGATTCGATTTTGCCAGTGAGCCAGCCCAGATACTCTGCATCGTTATCTGGTCGCGGCGAATAAATAGCGTTGCGCAAGTCTGTCATTGCGTATTCGAGCAGGAGCTTTGCCTGCGCTTCGGTTAGTTTTTCGATGTATTCGATCATGTTGGTAGTTGGTTGAGTTTGCGCGTAGCAGTCGCGCCCCTGATTTTGATTTAAGCGCCTTTATTCGGCTGGATAGCGCATTTCACGGAGTTTCTCGACGCCTACGATGACCTCTTTTCGGCCATAAGTGACCTCAAAATACTGAGGGCCAGTCGAATTGTTAAGCAGTCTCACGGCGGCGAGCACTTTTTTGCCATTAACCGTCAGGGTTGTGCGCTTGTTGGTGTTGTATAGTTTCATAGCGGTGTTTTGTTAAGTTTGCGCGTTACAGACGCGCCCCTGATTGCGGTTATTACTTGCTTGCGAGTTCGCGTCCTGCGTTGATTGCTGCGTCACCCATGCGAGTGTTGCCTTTCAGGATTGCGTGACTGTGTGCCACTGTGTTTGCTCCTTCGCCGTGCGTGTTGTGCTGCTCAAATGCTGCGATGCAGATTTCGATTCCGTATTTTGCGATTGCGTTTTTTGTTGCTGGTGTAAGTTTCATAATTTTGAGGTGTTCGGTTGTTGCCCTGCGGCGCGCTCACAATACACTGATTCCTTGCAAATTGTAAAGCGATTTCTTCAATAAAAGAGAAAATAGTTCTCTAGCCTTTATTTACCAATGGTTTTTTTTCTGGCTCAATGTGAAATTCGCACCAAAAAGCGATGATCGCAGGCGGTTCAATGTAGTAATTTACGTCGTTTCTCGGTGCTGTCCTGCGCAGGCAGTTCTCGCATCCTTCGCGCCAGCCCCATGTTCCGTCCTCGTCAAAGCCCACGCCTCGACATCGGGCAACGTCATTTGGTAGAGTGTTCATGGTTCAGTGGTTAGTTTCTTCGCTTCCGCAATCGCTCTGGTGAGCCTTGGATGCATCATGCTCGCGCCTTCGTGTCTGCTGATCTCGTCGGTCAAGTTGCGCAGTGCTGCCATTGCATTGTTTAGCTCTCGCTCTAGTTGCTTGCTTTTAGCTTCATGTTCCATCGACTCAAAATGTCGTGCATTGGATGAACTTATCGCCGCCGTCAAACTCGCATTTAGATTATTGCGCTCTGATGTCACCTTGTTTAGCTCTCGCTCTAGTCGCTCTGCGTGATTTAACATTTCGGAATACCAGTAGCCTTCAGCAACTTCATCCGTCCTCGGCGTGTCTGTTTCTGTGTTCATTGTTCTGTTGGTTTGTAGTTTGAAAATGTTTCCCATGTAGCAAGCAATCGCGGAATAACTGCAATCGCTTTTTCAATGTCAGAACTAAGTGAGTAATTTTTCAGCTCCAGCCATGTGCCGTCATTAGCCTCTCCGCAAAGCTCAATCTCGAAAGATTCATTGTCGTCGTGTTTGTAGTAGTTTACACAAACCTGCATACCCTCTTTGTCGTCGTTGCAACTGCACCGCGTTGGGGTGTTGTATCGCTTGTAAAAGCAGCGTGCATGTGGTTTGAATCGGTTTGGATATTCTGTCCATCCTTCGTTTTTTAGGTGTTGTATCGTGTTCATTTTGTTTTGGCTCTGTGGTTAAAACGATTGTTCGTCTGTCGTGTCGGTCTTGGTCGGATCGAAGCCGAGGTATGACCGGAAGTCCAGCCCATCGCCGAGGTGTCCCAGTTTCGCTCTGGTTTGCTGCTTGATCTGTGAATGAAGCGCATCGACCTCTTGCCGACCCGCGTAGTATGCCTTTTGTTCAGCCTCAGCGTGCGTTCCCTCGCGTTCTGCGTTGCGTATGGATAAATTATACCCGCGCACGACCAAATCGCGAATTTCGGCACTTGTGAAGCCCATGCAGAAGCCTGACATTTGCTCGCCCAGGCACATGAGCTTTTTCACCTTGCGAATCTCGCCGTCCTTCCAGATTGCTTTTGGGGTGAACATGTTGCTTTTCCGCAAGTCCTCGATGAAGTCCTTTCGGCATTTTGGATCCTTGTGGAAGTTGTCGAGACGTTCGGCAATAAGCCAGACGGCATCGCATGATCGGCAATACATGCCGCGTGAGGTAGGGCGCGTGCAATTGATGCAAGGTCGAGTGTGTAGTTTCGTTTCTGTTTTCATGAGCCGTAATAGAGTGAGTCTTTAGAGTTTGGAGCGCGGTAGCCTGTGGCTTTCTTCCAGCGATCGCAAGCTGTCCAAATGCCGCTGAGAGATTCGCAGAACTTGCTGCGGTTGTCTGGTCGAAAATATCCTTCGGCGTTCGATTCGAAATACGCTTTTAAGATTTGCAAGTCATCATCGGTGAGTGCTGCGAGCTGTTCCTTGTATTTCGTCAGCGCGGCGCGATCCTCATTGTTCCACGGTATCTTTTGCCATGAAGTTCTGATGCTGTCGATTGCGCCCATCAGTAAAATGGCTTTGTCGTCTGGAATTGATGTGGATGTTGCCGCTGCTTGCATGGGTGTATTTTCCCATTGCGCGTTTGTGATCCAAATGTGCGCACCTTCGGAAAAGCCGTCTATCCATTTCGCTGATGCATTCCAAGCCGCCAATGATTGCTGCAATGTTTCAATCGATGGTTTGATTTTGGTTTTTCGCCATGCTTCGGCAAATTGTTTTTTGCTGGAACGCTCTCTGCTTTTTGGAGGAAACAAATCCCAAATGGTTTTCAAAATCTCACTTTCGTCCGATGAAATCGGGCAAGAGATCAATTCCATTCCTTTTCCTTTACCTGTTCCCTTGTTCCCTGTTCCTTTCCTTTCCAGACGGTATTCATCCTGTATTGATACGGTATTGCTACCGTAGTCGAAAAACTCCTTTATCTTGCTTGTTTTTGGCTTATTGATGACCTGATGCAAAAGGAAACTAGGTATCCTGCCAATGTCTCCATGGCTTTCATGTTTTCGCAGTTCGACATACCCTATTTCGGACAGCTCCCGTATTGATACGGTAGTAATACGGGAATCGTCATCCAATGGTCTGATGAGATTTCGTATCATTCTGGCATCTGCGAAAAAATAACCTTCATCATCTGCTACGTTCAATAATCCGATTGCAAGTAGCTTTGTGCTGTCGCTTTGCTTCGACATAACGGGATGCGCCCAAAATTCTGGTTTGATTGTTCTAATCCTCATCGGTAAAATAAAAATCCCGCCACGTTTGCAGTCTCCACCTAGGTTTCCTTAGATTCCTAGAACTGCACCCATGGCGGGGAAAATGTTAAGTTTGTAAATCACGGTGGAGATGTGATTTTGCCACTTTCGTGACACGGAAATTTAACCTATGTCTGCCGGTTGTAAAGCATTTTTTCTTTGTTTGTCGATCAGCCGTTGCAGATTGCCCTCGATCTCCAGTGCCTCAGCGCGTCCTCGATCCGTCAGAATGTAGTTATAGACGGTCTGCGGCGAATTGCCGGCGCGTTGCTGGCAGTCTTGAATGATGAATTCCGCGGCGTCCTCCCAGCGCTGTGTGAATCGGTAGTTCACGATCATCTGAGATTGCGGGTCGATTTCTGAGGTTTTCACCGGTCTATCGAACTTCAGCAACTCCAGCAGCAGGATCGCGCGGGAGATTTTGTGGTTGAGAATGAAAGGTGGAAGTTCCTTCCGTGCTTGATCCTCACAATTCATCTTGCGAAGTATATGTAGTAGTTTCAGTGGTTTCATAGTTTGCGTCTGTAAAATTCTGCGATGAGCGCGGCGTCGACCAGCCCTTCGTGAGCCTTCTTGCTGCGCGGTGTGGCGAGCCAATCCTCATCGTTCCATATTTCGCGCGCTTTCGCCCTTGCATACGCTTTTGTCTCGCCTTTCGGCACGACACCCAGCATGACGCTCTGCCATGTCCTAGGCGCGATTCTGACGTGTCTGATGCCGCATGATTCGAGTATGCCTCTGATGGCTCCGTAGCAGTCCCACATCGAGCATAGAGCGAGAGTGCCAGGCGAGTGCTTGCTGGGAGTTTCAAGTGCCACCGCGACCTCGTCGGAGTATTGAAATTTCTCGATCCATTCGCAGACGGCGATTGCGTCGCACTCCCTGCTGGTGCCGTTGGTTCTTGTCGGCATGAGAATACTGTCGAGAACCATACCGCTGTATGCTGACAGTGCTACAAGAGCGCCGCTGATCCCGTTGTCGATTCCAATTATGATGTCTGGTTTTTCTTTCATTTCGTTTGTTTCGTTTGTTTGTCTATTGTTCCCACGGTAGCGCCGCAGTCGATGCAGACGAGCCGACCGTTGCGCTCCATCGGTGTCCCGAATTTGCACACAGGGCAGTCAGGAAGGTCTGCGTAGTTCGGTGGAGCAAAGAATAATTGCCCAGCCGGTGAGTGAGCGTCCTTGATCGTTTGCCCGCTTTGTATTCCGTGTTGATGTTTCATTTGCTGTAGTCCTTTTTCACGAACCTCCTCCAGTGTGCCTCGATCCGCCGCTGCACGATGTCTCTGACTTCCTCGTCATTGACCTTCACAGCTGCTGCGGTGATTCTGATGGCAAGCCGCTCGTCTTTCGGAGCAGCCTGCCACCATTGGCGGAGTTTCTCAATTGTCTCCGTCTCACCCATTACCGTCGTATTGCTTCGAGGATCTTCGGCATTTCCTGTTCATATTCCGATGCGAATGAGAGCGCGGCGAGCTTGATTTTGTCGGTGTAGTCATCCCAAGTCACCGGCAGAATGAGCGGTCGAAGCCCGGGGAAGTAGGACATGAAAAACCACGTCTGAATGCCGGTGATAGCCATGCTGAAGTGAACTTGCGGTCGATACTTGGCGGGTAGCTCACCGTCGAGCAAGTAGTCAACGTGCGTATCAACGCTCGGACATTTGATCTCCAGCCCGTGAATCACTTCGTCTATCATCATCAGCCCGTCTGGTGAGCAAGCCAAGCACGGATGAAGCATCGATTGTAGAAGCCCCACGGTATCGACAGCATAACCTGTGATCTCGGTGAACTCATCGCGAGCGATCGGCTCGTGGTCATGTCCCCACTGCGTCGCTGCGTTACCGGCGAAGGCGTGAGGGTCGTCGAGCAGGCACTCGCGAGCCAGTTTGCGCATGAGTCCCTTCGATGCCGCTGCCAGTTTGCCAGTTGGCGTGATGATACCAGCCGCTTGTGATGCCGTCAATTTGCCCTTACGAGCGTTGAGCCACTCCTCGGTGCCTTGATCGAGGTTGACGATGTGATAGTTCATGCCTCCTCCTTTCTAGCTGCTAGCATTGCGTCTGCGTATTCATAACACGTTGATGCTTGAACTATTGTGTCATCGCTTCTTTCTTCCTCTGCATTGCCATACTTAGCAAGCAATCCCTGCAAAGCCGCCGCCGCGAAGTAGTCGCGTAGAGTCATTCCTTCTGCACTGTGCATGATCTCGCAAGGTCTCAGCCATCCGTGAGATTCGCTAAATATTGGAGTTACTGGAAACGCCGCCCCGCCATCTTCAATCTTGCTCATGCCTCACCTCCTTCCTCTGTCGTGGCTTCGATCGCTGGCAGCATCGGCGCGAACGGATTGATTGCCTCGGCACGAACTGTCGGAGTGACGTTGCGAGCTTGTGCAAACTCACGATCTTCATCCGTGCGGATCGCGTCTTGGATCTCAGGTGATAGCGGTAGCCATTTCGATGCTCGGCGAAATACGGTCTTTTTTGCCATCTCGTCGAAGTCTGACACCCACGGTCCAGAGTTCCCAGCGCGGGAACGCTTGCGGATGCCTTCAACTTCATCGCGCGTCATGACCTCGCACTTCTCACTGCCGTCCTTGAATGTCACGATGACATAGAAAGCGTAGGCGTTACCGCGTGGCGCTTTGTAGTCAACGACATGCTGCTCGATCTTGCCGCGGTTGACGACGAATTGATCTTGCTCGCAAACTTTGTCGGCGTGAATGCTAGTGACCGTGCCGCTGCGCATGACCAGCTCGGCAATGCCTTTGTAGTCGAGAATGAGCGTGCATTCTTTGCCGTAGGGTATCAAGTGCGCTCTGCGACCGTCTGGTTCGATGCCTAGTGCGCTTAGATCCAGCAGACAGCGCATGAAGCTTTCGGGCGTGCAGTCCTGCAACTTCGGCGTGCGTGTCAATGCTGTGATGGCAACGCGAGCGAAGCGGTCTGCGCTCAGGTGCTTTGGCAATGCCAGAGCGAATTGGTTTTTGACGTTATCCTCGGAAAGCAGTCCTTTGAGTGTCCGAGGTTTGGCGATTTGTGTGTTTTCTGTTGTCATGTGGTAGTTTGGTTGGTTGGATTAATTGTTATGCTCTGAGGATTCCCATTTTTTCATTTTTTAACGATGCGACTAGTGCTTTTGTGCATTTTATAAGTCTTTCTTTTTGCATCTCACTTCCGCCCTTTATCTTGGTTGATGTTGCAATGTAATTTCTCAAGTGGTATTCTGGCATTGACTTGTCTAGCATTTCGCCAGTCTCCACTTTCGACATGAAGTCAACTATTACACTTTTCAAGTCTGGTCTGATTTTTAACTGCATTACAAAGCTGGCAAGAAATGGAGCAGCAAAAAACGATGCGCTTTTAGGAGCATTCGTGATGATTTCGATCTCGTCTTGATACTCGCTAATCACTTGCATCAGCTGACTGTTGCTAAACGATCCTGCCCATTGATTTTTCTCATATTTCATGATAATATTGCCAATTGCTGGAGCCGCTCGACTGACTCGAAATCCGAACGCAAAGTGCAGCATATCTCTTGCTGATCTCTTGGAGTGAGCGTCAACCGCGATTTGCACGTTGTCCTCTAGTCCGTGTACAATGAGCAATGGCACTGCAGGATATTCACACAGCTTGATGGCTTCTAACCGATGCTGTCCATCAGCTAAAACGCCAGACTTTGTAATTCCAATGCCTTGATTAGTTAGCATCCATTTCCCAGCTTTGATGTCATCTGCATACATCTTAACCGTTCTGGATTTAAGGCTGCGATTGTTGGTGTTCATTGCCAGCAATGAGTCAACAAGTTGTTTTGTTGCGGTTCTGACTTCCGCGTGTGGTTTGATTTCTGTCATGGTAGTTTGGTAGTTAGAATGCGAATGCGTAAAAAAGTGCTGCGATGCCGAATCCGGTTGCGACTCCGAATGCGTAGACAGCGATGATGCCTAGTATTGGTGGATTTTCGTTCATGTTGGTTTTATGTGATTATTTTACCATTCTAAAAAAGCACGTCATCTCCATCGTCATCGTCATTCATTGGAGCCTGCGGTCCTCGACCCGTGCTGGTTGGTGCCGAGCTGCTGCCGAACTCCAAAGTCTTACCATTGCCGATGTAGATCTTTGTAGCCTTAGCCTGTCGTTCTTCCTTCGTTTGTTGCAGCGCGATGTTGTGAGTGTTTTTGTAATCGTCGATCTCTCTGCGCTCGGTGAGGTCGCAGTTTAGGTATGCTCCCTTTTCCCCGATATAGACCGCAGGGTGAGGGATGGCAACATGCAAGCTTCCGTCCTTCGCTGTGAATTTGCGTGCGCCGGGTATCTTCAGTAGATCAATTTTTAGTGGGTGTATAATGCTCATTTTGTCAGTCTTGGTTTGGTTTCGATTTTGAGTTCGCCGGTTAGAACGCGGTCAATGCCTGAGAAGATCAGAGCCTTGGCGACGCTTGCCGGTTTTGTGTTTGCACGCTTGGCAGCAGCGCGTAGCTGTGCAAGCCCTTCGTGTCCGAGCGCGATTGTGACCGCGCCTCTTTTGTTTTTTGGTATCATAGAGAAAGAAGTTGGTTTCTGAGATTGGCTGAGATCACCATGGTTGAGTCGTCGGCACTGGCAAAGCGATCGCGGTGCATTTCTGAGCATGTAATGACCCAGTGCGCTCTGTCGTTGTAAGGAGCCACAATGCGGTAGTAAGTGCCGCTGAGCTTCTTGATCGTGACCTCTTTGGTCTTTGCGTCAACGGTTATGACGTTCGGGTTCTCGGTTTTCTGGTAGTGTAGCAGGTTCATTTTCTTGGTAGTTGGTGTCGGGTGACGCGCAAAGAATAGTCGAAAACCTTGCAAAGTGTAAAGCATAAATCGCAATTATTTTTCAGATTTTTTATTTTTCTATATTCTACAAGGGTTCCAGAACGGGAAATTTGCACTTCCCGAACGGGAAATCTGAAATTCCCGTGTCAACCATACGTCCGATTTACGTCCGATGATACCGGTCATGCTCGATATCTGAGCTTGAATTTACCCGATTCTCTGGTATTATTCTCGCGAACTTGCGAAACGCAGCATTGCGCGTAGTAAGTGGGATTCCCGCCCCGACTGAAAGTTGGCTCCATGTCATGACGAAAGCTAGGTCGGGTGCGGGTATCCAATCTCAGCAGATCCCCCAGGCCTCTCGACGATGCACACTTGGGGGATATTTTTTCACAAAACTGATAGAAAAAAACCCCGCCAGTGGTCACTAGCGGGGCTGAATGGCTAAGTCTGGTTCGCTTCGCAAGAGTCGCGCAACTAGCACTGTCGCGGGAAAACCTAGCGCAATCGGGCGCGGAGTCAAGGCATAATCACGCTTTGCCAGTAGCGTCCGAGTAAGCGTTGCACTGCTTGCCGTTGAGCTTGATTTTTCGACTCTTCAGCTCGCCAAGTTTGACCAGCTTTTTCAGCTCCCACCGACTGGAGTCATAGGTGGTATATAGCCCAAGCTTTTTCAATTTTTCGATGTATTGTTCAGTCGTGAATTCGTCGGCACGCAACGGCGATGCTGTTGCCATCTCCAGAGCCTTTTCAAGTGCGCTCAGAGAATCCCTTGTGGACTGATCCAGATTCCGTTTTCTTTTGTAACTTGCCATGCTGTCCAGTCTCCTGTCTTGGTGTTAATAATGCCATACAAAAAGCCGTTGCGATGCCCTAGCTTTGCTGGCTGTCGATCGCTGTAAGTGAGCTTGTCGAGGTCTGCCATGCAAGCCACTGAGAACGCTTTGCCGCCTTCAACGTGCCGAGCTGTATGCTCATCCTTCGTGTGGCAGTGACCGTGCAAACATTCGCCCCAGTTGTCGTAATGCGCCTTCGCTGGGTAGAGAGTAGAGCGGAAGCCGTGAATGAGCTTCGGACCGCCTTCGGGCAGTCTCAAAAACTTCGTGACCTTGTATTCGCAATAGGTAATTTTTCGGCGTTTGAATTCCTTTTCCGATGCCACCACAAGCTCCTCGCATCGCTCACGTAACATGCCGTCAGCGCAATGCGTGGCGTATTGGTAGATTCGATCATCATGGTTTCCCAAGGTTAGGAAATTGGGTTTGTATTCGTCGAGGAAGTTCAGACCTTCGACATAGTCATCGGCAATGCCAAACGCTTTTTCTTCCTGGCTGGCACCACGGCGAAGCGGTGAAAAGTCCCAGAGATCGCCCAGGTGGATCCTGTAATTTGGTTTCCACGTTTCGCAGAACGCTAGCAAAACCTTTTTTGACGAATGAGAAACTAATCCTCCGTGGTTGTCTGCTGCGACGATGAAACGTTTGTGGCTCATTATATTGTAAATGTGATCCAATCCCGAACGTCTTTCACGTTCCTAGTTCTTACCATGACACATCCGCCATCGCGCGATCCTTTGGCGTTTGTGTTGCCTTCGATTGTCTGAAAATTGCCAGCCTTTGTCGGTGCTGAAATGGCGATGCCGCAATGGCTCGTGGAGTGTAGTGAGAAAATGCCGATTGCTTCGCCTGTGTGGCTCCTGCGCGTCTTTGTGCTGCGATCCTGAGCGAGACTCCATTCGTCGAATCCGTAAGCCGCTGCGGTCTTTGGACGCGCAAATGTGAGCTTGCTACCATGCTCCTTTTCCCATCGTGCCATTGCCTCGCGAACGACCCAGCAAATGAATGCCGCGCACCATGCCCAGCCCGTGCCATCGAGCGAGGTAGCCGCTTGGTATTGTCCGACTCTCTCCCCCGTGTTGGTGTAGCCGATTTCTTTGGTGCCGACTTCTTCGTTGGCAACTTCGCGGATGTGTTCGCTGAGTGTTTTCATAGTGCCTTGCTGTGGACTGTCTTGTCCTTCTGCCAAAAATCCAAGCCGAATCCCATGACCGCCTGGTAATACACCTCCGAAAGCGGAAAGCGATCCTTGCGCATTAGCGAGCGGAAAAGCCCGTTTACTTGATCAAACGTTAGCTTGAAATGCTTGGTTGCCGAAAACTGGAAAAGCACGTCGTGAACTAGCGATGCGTGGACGTTGGTCGCCGTGTCTGGAGTGCCGAGCCACACACCTAGCACCTTGCGTTTGGGACTGCACCCGTTCCATGCGTAGTTTGGTGAGACATAGAGAATGCCCTCCTCGATTGTCGCCCAGACTCGCCCAGATCGGTCACAGAACGCCGCATTGCGGTGAAAAAACGGCAATGGCGTGGCGATGATCCGCTTCGTGACAAAGCGATAAACATTGCTGTCTGTGGTTTTCGCGTAGTCTGTGCCGAGCTTAATCATTTGTCTCGATGTTGAATTGTTTTCCAGAAGCAGCCATGCGCCCCGCATCCTCCGCTTAGTCGCGTAACGTCTTTTTCCAATGCCTGTATGCGATACATAAGCAGCGAATAAATCAGCTTTCCCAATGCGCCAACTATGCCGCAGAGCGAGAGAAAACCCGTCAATGCCCAGCCGATCGGGATCGTGAAATTTGCTTCATTCATGCTTCAACTTCTTGCTTTGGTGCTACATATGCAAACGCTCCGTTTTCAAAAATCCAGTTTGCTGGCATAGTAGTCGGTGCGCGAGTTGAGAATCGCTCGTCACCAAGTGAATTAAGCAACTCGTTGACCGCAACGCCTGCTTTGGTATTGAGTTCAAAAATAGCCAGATTCCGTGCTACGTTCGCATTCAACTCTGCCAAGATTTCATCGGCATTGCGCTGCCAAAATATTTGATACTGGGTATTCAAAACTGACGCTAAAAAGTGCGTGGCTTCCGCACCTGCGAGAAATCCGCGCTCTAGGACGGAGTGATATGGTATTGTGATCATTTATTTTTAATTTTTATGCATTTTTAGGCATGAACCTTTTTTAATTGTAACGGCAGTTGCAGAGCTTGTTTGTTGCGCGGCTTGCAAATAAACGACTCCTGCAGTGCCAGATGTTTGTATAATAAATTTGATGCTAACCATTCCACCATTAGCTGCTGACACTAGGGAATTTAGTGCGCCAAAGGCCAGATTGCTAATTCCGTAGGTATAATTTGCTGTTGACCCATCATTCGATGATGCAAAAAGCTGAATTATTCCAGTTGTGCCTGATGGGACGGAAAGAGTAAATTTGCTGTTTCGTGGAGAAGCAGCGTTGTTAACATGCAATGTTGCCTCCAACATGTATTGCGAATTTGCGCTCACATAAAATCCAAGGTAGGCAATGCCATCTGGATTTTTTGATGCAGTCATAGGTATCGACTGGTATGTCGTGTTGTTGGTTATCTCTAAATCAGAATCCAAAATCGCTACGATTGGTGAGCGAGTCACCACATCGTTGAGTGTTATCAAGCTCGTAGCCGCTGGAGTCCCTGTCCCTGCCGATGTCGGGCGAGTCGTCGATGTGAATGCTGCGCTGCCGCTCATCGTTGGTGCGTCGATTGTCGGCGATGTAGCAAAAACCAATGAGCCGCTGCCCGTTTCGTCGGTGACTGCTGCGGCAAGATTCGCGCTGGTTGGCGTGGCGAGAAATGTTGCTACGTTTGCCGCTGGAGTTGTCGTTGCGAGCGTTGTAAGCCCAAGAGCCGTTCTATGCGCTGCCGCCGCCCCTGTGCCGTAGGTGTAGCTTGTGGTGTTAAAGGTGGTCGCCGTTCCGCTTGGAATAGTCAGGTTACGCCCTCCCGCACTCCAAGTGAGGCATGGTTGCATACTGCCATCGACAAGCGATGCGCCGCCGCTTTCGACTGCTGCAAAGTTGGTGCTTTTTACCGCTGCGCTCGCGTGAGTTGTCTGGATGTGAGCCGCTGATCCTGCGGTTGAAATTGTAGCGTTGGCGCCTAGAGTTCCCATCGTTGCATTTGCGCCTGCTGTCGAGATTCCAGCGTTTGCACCAGTAGTGTAAATAGATCCACTTGCGCCAGATGTGTAGATTGTTGCGCTATCTCCCGATGTGCTGATATGTGCGTCTGCGCCTTGGGTATAAATTTTAGCAGTCGATCCAAGCGTAAAAATTTCCGCGCCATCGCCCTGAGTGTAGATATGAGAGTATTCGCCGTCTGTGTAAATCTCGCCGCCTACTACCTCCAAGTCGCCAAGTGATAAATTTGCCGTGCCATCGCTTGTCGTTGCGCTGGTTACGGAGTTCGGTCCAGCAGGTCCTGTGTTACCTGTCGCGCCGGTGTCGCCTTTCGGTCCGATGTTCATCACGATGAGATCCGGCTCGGTATTGCTACCGACCTGCACTTGATCTGGTCCGCTGAAAACGCGCACTTCTACTTTGTCAAAGCTCATAAATTCGGGGTGTATTTTGGTCTGATTTTCTGCGTCCACTGATGGATCACGACCGGCACCGTGCTAGTCGAGATTTGCACGTCTGCGCCGTAAATTCCTGCCGGTATTTCAGAGGTCGAAACGTTGATGAGAATCACTCCGTTCGCCGGTGTCGGTATCGTTGGAGAAAGGTTGAGAATCACTTCACCATTGACTGATGACCGCATGACTCCCTGGACGGTTTTTCCCGTCAGGTCGTAAGGATCGCCATTGAGCGTAGCGGTAAAACTCATGGAGATGTTTTCCCCTTTATATACTTCGTAAATTGGCAACATGACTTTGACGGGTTATATTTTATTTCTGAGAATTTGCAAGCGTAAAGTTGAAGTCGTTGAGGCGCTTCATCGCCAGCGTGATTTCGAGAGCGCGGTCTTTCCAGCCCGATTTCGGCACATTGCCAAAGGTCAGCACGTCGAACTTCGCGCAGTCCACCGGGTCGAACGTCTGCGGAACTGCTGAGAAAGCGCCGCCGCTCGGATCGAAATCGTGGAGCTTGTGTCGGATGTTCAAACGTTTGATTGACTGCCAGATGAGAACGTCCTCTGGTCCGTGTGGGTCATCCATTGATGCGAGATCATCACGCACTCGTCGAGCTGCATCGCGGGTCAGAGAGTAGCAGCAGCCGAAAGCCTCGCGCCGGTTCATCGTCGTAGAACAAACTCCGCTGCTGATGCCTTGGAAGCGATCCACTCGCTGGATGATCGTGTCACTGTCGAGCTTGAAGGCATGTCCCGTGTGAGTGAGCCTCATTGCCTCATACAAGCACTTGGCAATGCCTGCTGCGCACTCTGTGCCGTTGAGATTGCCGCGGCGGTTGAAGTCGCTCTGGAAATACAATCCACCTTGTGATTCGACCCATGACCAGACGGCATGTCCCATCGGGTGCTTTGCGTCGTCGATCACGACTGGCAGAAGTCCTGCGATTTTCGCCCCTCTCACGCACTCACGGAGAGGAAGCGAATCTGCTGAGTAGGTGAAAATGCAAGCTGGAATTAGCGCCATAAGATTGAGCCTTCGTGAATTTGGATTAGTAAGCCGTTTCCGTCGCTGTATGCAATCGGAACGTATTCAAGATGTGTTGCATTCGCAGGTAACGAAGTCGCGAAGAATGGACCTGTAACTGCTGTAAAATTCGATCCTGATTTCTCAATTTCAACATAGACGTAACCAAGTTTCGGGAATGCCGGTGAGAGCGTTACTGCCATGTTGAAAGGCTGTGAATCGCCGTATGTAGTCTCACCGTAAGCGGTCGAGGTGAAGGTTCCGCTCGGTGAGTCGGGCGAGTAATCCGCTGAGCGTGTTGCAACGTCATCCGTGCCGTCATTGATTTGCGCGGTGCCGTCTGAATTCGTGGTCAGCAGCCATGTCGTGTTCGTCCACTCGCGAAATGCAGTCAGAGCGTATTCGCCATCGAGCGCCGTGCCTCTGGAGGTCAGCACATTCGCCGTGCTGGTGCGCCTGACGCCGTCGTAGCTGATGTCGAGCGTGAATGCTGTCCCGCCGTTGTATGTATCCTCTCCGAACGTTGTAGCGGTAAAGGTGCCGACCGGCGCGAAAGTGAATGAGCCTGAGAACGTCGCGATTGCTGTGTTTGTCGGATCGACGATTTCCGCTGTGCCTGCTCCGAAGTCTGCAACGACTTTGTTTCCCACTGAGTCGGTCCATTCGTCAGTGTCCGTTTGTCCGAACCAGCCGACGGGTGATAGGGTCGCGGTGATCGTGCCAGATGATTTGACGCTGCCCCCGCCTCCTCCGAGGAATATCGGCGCGGCGCTCGTGCTTGTTCGCAAGTCCTCGGTCGCTGTAAGTAATGACGTCGGCGTGCCTCCCACGATGTAGTGTGTGCTGGTTGCTGCCTTCAAATCGACAACATACCCGCCATTACAGAGAATGTTTCCGTTCGAATCAACTGTGCAAAGAAATTGGGTCATGGGTTAAATACAATGTTGTCTTGTGAAGTCCTGCGGATTTTGTCGGTGAAGCTGCGGTAGTCGAGACGAGGTGGAGTGCCAAGCGTCAAGTCAGTGGTGCCGTTCTTCAGGTCGAGCGTTTCCTCTGCGACCATGGCACCCATGCTGGCAAGCTCGCTGCGTGTGTTGTCAAGATTGACTTTGCAGCCTCGGTATCTTGTCCCGCCTGCGGTCTGCTCAGTGATGCGCACCGTGCCTTCGTAGGGGATGAAATTCATCGTTGTGAGCAAGTTTGCCGCGAGGTTCGCCGGTGGAGAAATGAAAGAATAATCGGCAGGAGCAAACACCTTCGTGCCGAGGATTCGATACGGAAAGCCCGATCTTGTCGCTGGTCCTGTTGATGTCGAGTATGTCGCTGCCTTTGTCGTGCCGTTGTAGCCCGTAATCGTGGCGATATACCAAACATCGTTCACTCCGTCTGGTCCACCTGACCCTGGCTTCTGCATGTAGGCGATTCTCATGCCTGTGTAAAAGCCGTTAATCGAGCTTGCTGTCGATGCAAGGATCAAGGTTCCCGTGGTCGTGCCAGTTTGAGTGGTTCCATACATGTGCGGCAGCGTCGAACTGCTGGTCGTGTAGCCTTGCACCGTGTATTCGCCACCGACTAAAATGTAGTGAAAATCGCCATCCCAGAATTTATCTTTTTCAGTGCTACTCAAGGAAGCGATCCATGGCGGTAAAGAGTCGTTAGGAATGTAGCTGAATGACTGAAACTTTTGGTCCTTCCACTCATAAATCCATTGCCCTGATATGACGATAGGTTTGAGATTGTGTGCTGTAATTGCCCACTCTGGCAAGTTGTCGGAAAGGATCAACTGAGATCCAAGAGTCGCAGGCTGCCCTGTGTCATCAGTAACCGACGCCGCCGGTTGTGTGTATTGCACAGATCGAGTTCCGCTGAATGAACCAGTCGAAGGACTTCTGCCGGATGAATAGCCGCTGTATTGTCGCTGCCCTTGCTGGATGTTGATGCCGGTAAAGCGTAGCCCGTTGGCGACCGCTCCTGCAAATTCTGATGATGACAGAACGAAGTCCTCGAACTGCGTGGAAAGCGGGAAGCCTGTGAGCGTTGCGGAGTCGAAATACTCGCTCGGCAGGAAGGTATCAAGTTCTGGACCGCTGATGGTGAGAACTTGAACCTTGCCCGTTGCTGCCGTGCCTGATGATTGAGTCTGGTAGCTGGTCAGTCCGTTGGTGTCTCGCGTGACGTAGGGCAGAACGACCTGCGATACTTGCAGTTCGATCATCGGGTTGATGTCGAAATCTTCCACCGGCGAGGTGCCGATAGTCAGCGTTCGCGTGGTCGCTACTGCCCGTCTGACGACGTTGAAAGTCGGCGTGGCGTTCGTATAGTCGAAATAGGTCATCGTGTCAGGAACGAGCCTCACAAGCTCACTAATGACCTGCGCACAAGTTGACTGGTTGAGCGTTACGCGTGGAATGTCGAAATAAGTTCCCACCGTGCTACCGCCTGCAATGTTTGCCATCGGAGCGCCAAGTGAAACGCTCGTATCAATCGCTGTCTGGATCGCCGTGGTCAGATTCGTCCCGCTTGTTGCATCACCGAAAACTCCAGTCAGTCGATTCGCACTTGCTCCGGCGCCATCGGTCTGACTGGTGACGTAATTGATGCGCTCCAAGAACCACCAGGCATTGCTGACTGTGACCGTGATCGAGTTGTTCGACGTGGTTCGCACGTTGGTGACGTAGCCGATGAAGAATCGCGAGCCGTTGCGGAATAGATCGACTCTCTGAGCGTAGGTGGGAATCGTGTAGCTGACGACATTCTCTGGTGAGATGTTCATCACCAATTCATCGGTGCCGACGCTGCGGAAGGTCAGAGATGCGTTTTCAACTGCACGCTCTGCCAGAGTCTTGGAGGTTGCATCCCAAGCCTTTCCTGCTTCTCCTGTGATGGTCCAAACTGGCATTATTTTGTTGGGATGTTGCTGATCTTCTCTTTAAGCCCTTTGATTTGATTAGACATTTGCTGCATTTTCACCGCGATCGTATCATTCAGGGTCACAAGCTCGCGAAGTGATTCTAAGCTGCCTTCCTGACCCGTTTTGAGCGAACTCATGAGAGTTCTGAGATTGCCTGAAATTGTGACTTGATCTTTGGCATTGATGACCCCATCGATTGCCGCTTGCCTGATCTCATCCTTCGCCTGCTGCTGGAGCGGAGTGACTGCCTGAAACTCGTCAATTTCCTTGACGATTTCAGCCGCTCCTTTTGTGATACTTTCGGTCGCAGTGCTGAGCGCTTGTGCTTTGGTCGTGAGGTCGAACTTCTCGTTGATCTTCGCAATCTGTGATGCTGAATCTTCAACTAGATTTTGAAGAGATGATGCTGAAACAATCGCTTGATTTGTAATCTCTGCGAGCCGCTCAGGTGCTTTGTTGATGATATCATAAATGCCGCCGATTTCTTTTTTCAGCGCGTCCATCTCTGCTGTTAAAGCGTTCGTTTTACCAGATGTCTCATCTTCTCCGAGCGTTCCAGCGTCTCGGCTTTGTGCATCCATTCTGCGACTGAAATTTAGAGATGACATGAGTTCTTGCTGCCTTTTTTCGAGTTCAGCAAGTCGCTTTTGCGCCTGATCGGTCTGACCTTGCACTTCTTGGTATTGATCTGAAAATTGCTTGTAACGTTCGCGAGCGACTGTCACTTGATTCTCAATGTCTTGTATCTGTGCAGCCTTTTGTGCTTCTGCCTCTGATTTTCTGATTGCCGCTAGTTGCTTTTCAGCGTTCACAATCTGCCCTGTGGTCTGAAGGTATTTTACCGCCGCTACTTCCAGAGCTGATTGTGATGCGATGATGGACGAGTCAGCTTCTTGACGGTCTAAACGTGCTTCGAGCAAGTCCACTTCCACCTCACGCAATGACTGCGCAATGCTTACTTGGTTTTTCAACTGTGCGTTGAAGTCCTCGATAGATTTCTTAGCCTGATTGTCAAACGCTTCTTTGAGCTTTTCGCTCATGTCCTCCATTGCCTCACCTGTCATGGCTGCATTTTCAGCCATGGTCAAAAATACCTTAGTGGCGATGGCACCCACTGCTATCAATGCACCTGCGATTGCGCCAGTCGGTCCAAATGTTCCGAGTAGCTGCGGAGCTTGCTGTGAGAATGCCGTTAGTGCGCTAGTTCCTCCGCTGACTTGAATCGCAAAGTCTTGTATTTGAAAGCCAGCTTGTCCTGCTAGAGATCCGATCTTGCTTGTCGATGCTGATGCTGCGTTTGTTGCTGCCGCTGCTTTTGTAGATGACGCAGCCAACTTGTCCATGTCAGTCGCGGTCTGCTTCGCGCCTGTCCCGCTTGCAGTTGTGTTGATCTTGATATCGACGTTCTTCGCTGCCATGGCTTAGTATTTACCGAGGATTGTTACGTTTTGCAAGACCGAAACACCGTTCTGAGCGAGATTGACCACGCATGAGACGCTGCTGAGCGTTTTCGAGTTCGAGATTGTCGGCGCTACTCCAGAGGCTGTCGTTCCGCTTGTTGCCCCGGTGATGTTCGGCGATGGTGTGCCGTTCGTCGTGACCAGAGCAAGCGTAGCGTCATTGGCTTCTGCCTGCCGCTTCGTGATGATGACATTCGCGCCTGAGCTGGTGATGATGTAGCGGAAGGCGATGCTTGAATTTGCGTTGAGCGAGGTCGCCAGCTTCGCCGCGTATTGTGTCGGCGTGTCGCCCGATAGCACTGCGGTCGTGCCGCTTGCTGTCACGTCAACGGAAGTAAATGACCAGTTGATGTTGCCAGCTTGTGTCGTGGTGCCGACACATACAAGCGTTTCAACTTGCGCCGTGCCTGCTGCTGTCAGCCTGCCGATCGTGACCGTCTGGCTCGCCTGTGAGAGCAAGCCTTGAGGCATATTGAGCAAGTAGTTCTCGGCGTCGGTCAGACTTGAGAAGGTCAGCACGCTGCTGAAACTAACAGTCGTGCTGGAACCTCCTCGGAAGAACTGGTCGAACTGGTCAGCTTCGATGTATTGCACCTGTTGGAAGTTCGGCTCAGCCGAGATTGAGAAGTTGGACGTTTCGCTTCTTTGACCGTCGCCACCGGCGAGGTCGTAAGCAATCGCGCCGCGCTGGAGTCTTACGAACATGGCTTATGCGGTTACTGCTGCGACTGTGAAAAGTGCTACTGGTGCGCCGCTGCTGAATGTCCGCTTGGCGCTCATGGTTAGCGTGCCGAGTCGGTTGTCACTCGCTGAGAAGTTGCGTTGAAGCTCGGTGACTTGAACCGCTGCTGCATCGAAGTTCAAGCCGCCTACAGTGGTGGTCGAAATGTCGAGTGCGCTCACTGCCAAGTCCTCACCTGCGCTGAGGTTGTCGAAGAACGTGTCAAAGTCGAGTTGATCGATGCCTGTCGGAATGCATGAGATGTTGCATCCGAGATTGCCCATGCTCATGTCAACAGTGCCGACGCCGTCAACCACAACTGGATTGAGCGACAAATCAAAACTGATCTCGAAGCCGTCTTGACTGAGAAACGGATCGAGCGCTCCGAGCGTTGCAGTATAAGGTGCCGTTACAATCAATGATGGGTCGAATCCTGTGCCGATGCTCGCGCCAGTCGTGGTCGTGTAGTAGTCCTCGATGTTCTGCGGATCGCCGTCTTTTTTAAGCAATCCTGTGAACTGCACCGAGCCGAACGCGGTCTTGGTCGCGCTGCACGAGATGGTCGGCATCTGCGTGATCTGAGCGTTGAGGATCGTGTAGGTTTTATCAACTGATACGATGACAAGGTTCTTGTCGGTCGAGCCGTAAATGCTGGCTCCCATTGCAGTGTTGCCATGCGGGAAGAGAACTGCGAGCGCCTCGATCTCGCCTACCGGCTCAAATTCAACAACGATGGTGAAGTCGGTTTTCGACTTGCTCACGATGCCGTATGCGTCGGTTTCTTTATCGAATGTCGAGTTAGTCGTGGTCAGCACTACTCCTGCTTTGGAGTAGAAGGTCTGCGAATCATAGGTGACTTTGCAAGGACCGCGAACGATGGTGGTTCTGTCGAATGTTGGCATGATGGTTTAGCGTGTTGGAGTTGTATTTTGTAGCCCCACGGGGCAATTGAAAGTGATGATTTGTTGAAGCATCGGAGGCGTTGCGTCCTCCTGCATTGAGTCGAAAGTAAGAACGCCGCCGGTGAGTGAATCGCCGTTTGTATCGACTGGTTTGTGATGATGCAGAATGCGAGCCACTGCCTCGCCGATCTCTGTTGCGCTTGGTTTTGACATGTTCCCAGCTTGCTGTCTCCAGACGCTTGGAATCTCCGAGCATGTCACCGAGAATGTCGCCGAGTCCATGTATGGTCCGGGTGTGTCAGGTGACGATGCCTCACTCTGCGAAAAGTTGACCATGACGAAAGCGCCTGCCTTGCTCATTGCATTCTCGATCTCGCGGTCGATGTCTTTGTGATCCTGAACCAGAACGGGAATAATCGGCACGGTGCGGAAATACGCGTGATCTTTCAGCGTCTTTGCCATGCTTTCGACTATCTGACGTATGACGCTCATGGTGATTCTGAGAAATTCATGACAGCAGCGCCGCCATAGCGAAAAGAACTGCCAGAAGTGGCAGCGAATGATTCGGCTCCGGTATCATCGGAGTCTGCGTTGTTGTTGGCAAGGTCATCGAGGTAACTGTTGGCTTCCTCAACTGCTCTGCGTCGATCATCGCCGTTGAATTCAGCCAGCGAAGGGTAGGAATCTGTCAACTCTTGGCGTGAGAGATTGTATGCGTGTCGGCGCGCTCCCGGTGGGACATACAAGTTCGTATTGACCACTGGAGGCAATCCACGCTTGCGACGACCTGAGTTGACGCGTGAGGCAATGTCTTGTGCTACGCTCGTGAGGATCTCCTGTGCTTTGTCCTCGGGTGTCGGACATTCGGCAAGTAAACGGTTGAACTCCTCGGTTGAGAGTCTATCACGAAGTGCGGAATATGTTAGAGCGAGCCAAGCCATGGTGATTTGAGTTTCAAGAATTTAGGGCGACGGAGGAAACTACCAACTCCGTCGCCCTTTGCACACAAGTTCCAACGGATTAGAACAAAAGCTTGGCGACCATGTTGCCAGTAACCGTGCCAGCCGAGGCGGTCATCGTTTGAGCGATGCGCACATAGCGACGGGTGTTAGCTGGAACGCGGAAGCGAACCTCTTTGGCAACGATGCCAGAGGCAGTAGCGGTCTGAGTCGTGCTGATTGCTGGATCAACGGCAGCCCATGAAGAACCGTCGGCGCTGTCTTGCAGAGCGTAGGTCACGACTTTGGTGTCGGCGATGCCAGCGGCAGTTGGAGCGGAGAGCGAGAAAACTACTCGCTCGATGTCGCCACCAACTACTTGCTCAAGGTCAAATGCTGCGGTGTTAGCACCTGCCTGCGCGATAGCCACAGTAGAGGTGTAATTCTTGTCTTGAAGGTTACGATTGAATTCGAAGCTCATGATTTGATATGGTTAGAATTAGCTGAGGGTTTCGGTGTCAACGATCGAGTCGGTGATGATGATTGGAACTCCAAAGGATTCCGTTGGCACACCTGGAAGAATGCCGGTGAAGGCTTCCTGCTTGGTGGATGGGGTTGTGTTCCGGCTGACTTGCAACTGGAATGCGGAACGACGCGACATGAGCAAGTGAGTCGGACGCTCGCCAACTGGGAACTTGCTGAGCAGCTCGGCAATCTTGGCGTCTGTGCATCCTTTGCCGCTGTCTGCGGTGAGGTCTTTCAAACGACCGATTGCATGTTTGTTGACGCACTGGAAGCCGATCCAAGCGGTGAGGTCAGCGATGAATGCTGCGTAGCGCTTAGCGTCTGCATCAACTGCGTCACCTTCACGGAATGGCGAAAGGTCGAAGGTTGTGCCGTTGCCGTAAACGTATTGCACGCCTGTGTTTCCAGCCTTGATGGCATAAACCGAGGAACCAGTCGCGGAGGTTGTTCCGCCTGCGTCAACTACGATGTCGCTGCCGAGAGCGCTAACCAATGTTTGCAGACCAGCGAAGCCTTTCGAGCTTGCATTGTCGCCATAGATGGTTTGTGTTCCGACGGTTGTCAGAGCAGCGCGCATCACACCCATTGCCTCGATGGCTTGGAGAGCCTCGGCACCGTCCTCATAACCGTAAGCAACAGCCTTATCGACTTCAACGCGAGCGGAGAGAATGAAGCACTCAACGAGACGCTCAGTGAAGTTGGATTTGGTTGCGTCCGTGCCTTCGTTGGCTTGACGGAATGCAACGCTCGGGCGACTGTTGCGGGTCACTGTCTTGTAGGACGTGCCGCGGATCGTGCGAGCCGGAATGATTGTTACCTCAGGTGAGGCACTGGCGACTTCCTCAATCAGACCGACGATGGGATCATGTCCGTTGAGCTTGGCAAGGTCTAACAGAGTTAGGTTGTTTGGCATAGTATTGTTTGTTTAGTGAGATTGGTTTTGAGCTTTGAAGGATGCTTCGACGAGTGCGAGTCCTTTGAGTTCGGTTTGTTTGGTGCCTTCTTCAGCTTTACCGGCGAGAACGGTTTCTCCGTTAACTGGCTTGGATGGGATGGCGTTGAGAATTTCGACAGAGTTCTTGTCGGCTTTGATTTGAGCCTTCCAGAATGACTTGGCTTTTTCATCTTGCGGAGCGATGCGACCAGCTTTGACAGCCTCGTCGATCACGCTGTCAGCAGCTTTGTCCTCGATCTCAGCAAGTGATGCTTTGAGCGTTTCCACTTCGCTGGCGAGAGCGTCACGCGATGCGGTGACTGTCTCCAGTTCGTTGGCGTGGTTCGCAGCAGCTTGCACCGCGTCGGCTTCCTTCGTCATGTAGCCAGCCTCGATCTCAGCGATCTTGCTTTTCATGGCTTCGATTTCGAGCTTCGCAATTTCCATTGCTTTCTCCGGGTCAACATCCTCGGCAACAAGACCGAGTTCGATTAGTGGTTTGATGTCCATATTGGTTTCGTTGTATGATGCGGCGATCTTTTCCATCGCCTCGAATGCTGGCTCGTTAACGAGCGAACCGATCTCGCCATGTGTCGGCAGACCTGCTGGCGTGCCGTTTGCAAGTAGAAAGTTTGGCGAGAAGTAGGAGTAGTCCTTGCCTTCGACGGCGCTCTTGCCTGCCTGCGTCCACTCGATTTCGAGAACCAGACCGACGCCTGATTCGTATCGGAATTCTTTCGGGATGAATGATGCAGGACCGGCTTTGTGATCGAAGCCTGCGAATGGTCGCACGTTGCGAGATTGGCGAGCTTGCAAGTCGCTTGCGAATGCAGCTAGGATCGACTCATCGACCGTGACCTTGCGCTTGGCAGCCTTGCCATTGACGGTGGCATGAATTTCATGCTCGCCTTCAGGGAGATATACAATGCTCTCAGCCAAAGCTTCCACTTCGGTCTGGAATGATGCACTGATGATTTCGTTCGCCATTTCGAATAGAAGATTACCACCCGATTCTGGCTTGTAATTACTTTTTATTAAGTAGTGCCTTCGACCTGCGCAATGATGCTTTGAAGCGCTCCGTTCGCGAATGCGTTAATGTAGGATTGCTCCGGTGGCAGCGCGTTCTTCCATGGCTTCTGCGTGATGGATTTCTTCATTACGAATACCGGCTTGATACCGGTGGGAGAGTTTTCATCTGCCTGCGCTAGCACGCCCTTGACCGCGAATAGAGGGGCGATTGTTCGGCTGTATGTCCGAGCTGTCAGCCCGTGCGCCTCTGGCACAATCGGGATCGTGAGGAACTTTGCACGTCGCGCGGTGATCGTCCCGCCGGTGACTTTGTGTGAGAATCCTATGGCACCTTTGCTGCGCAGCGTCACGCCTGATCCACTCGCTCCCATGATCGACCAACTTCCTGAGACTTTGCGCCACCACTGAGTTTTTTTCCTACCTGGACCATGAGTCGGAAGCGATGGATTTTCCCAAAGCCTCGATCCGTTCATGTTGTAGTATTTTTCGACGACTTCCAGAGCATCCTGAGCGCCGGTGAGAACCGCGACCTTGCGCACCGATGCCGATTGTAGGCGGATCATCGATGCCTTCACTGGATCGAGTCCTGTGGCTGTTATGGTGATCTTCATAGTTCGCGCTCCAGTGATTTGACGATTGCCGTGCCGATCTCATTCTCCAGCGACGTTTCAAGCGCTCGTTTGTCGAGTAGGAAAAATAACTGCGGAATGCGCTCGATGACTTGCTCGACTTCGATCTGAAATGCGCCTGCCGTCATGGTATAGCTCTTGTCGATCAGGTCAGCAAAGATCTGATCCACCGGCGAGAGCCATTGCCCCGCGACCTCACGCATCTGTTCATCAGTCATTCTCGATCTGTTTGAGCTTTGCGTTTGCCCATTCTCTGCCAGCGTCGCCGCCCCAGCCGTGCCATGCCTGCCAGCCCTTGCCTTTTTCGTCCCATGTTTCACCTTTTTTGTCGACCTCATGGCGAGCAAAGAATGAAACCATGCGCTTCACTGTCTCGGCTGATAGCTCGGAACGGTTCGAGATGTCCCGAGCGCGTGCAATGCCGACCGATGTCATACCACGCTGTGATGCTGGCTTCTGCCTGCGAATCTCAAGTGCGTCTTGTGCTGCCTTCGCCATGTCCTCGGTCGGTCGTAGGTCAATGTCAGCGCGTGCCGCCTCGGTGATTTCTGGCAGCAACGGAAGCGGATCTTCGACTTCGCCGAAAAGCGCCTCGCCTTCTTGCGGTTCAGAAATTCCGAGTTCGTTGTAGATCCATTTGTTCGAGACTGGAAGCCCGATGTCCTTCGTGACGATCTTGATGCGCTCGGCGATTGCCTTCTCATCCTTTGGCTTCGGAATGACGATTTCAGCGTAAGGCATGTCCTCGCTGGCAATTCCTGCGCCGTAGTTCATCCGCACGATGGCAGGGATCAACTGTGTTGTCACGACCTGCCCGATCCATGTCGCGACCGCCTGCAAAATGTCGCCGCGAACCGTAGCATGGACGTCGCCAAGCGCTCGGCTTCCGCTGTCACCCACGTCTGTGGTTAATGTCTGCCCAAGCATCAGAATGTCACAAGCTTTGTCCGACTCGTTCATCAGAGCCACCTGTGGCAGCGATTCACCACCTTTGATGCCGTCCATGATCGAGAACTTGACCCCGGGTCCAGTGACAGCATAGCCGCTAGTGCCGATGTTTTCGAGCATCTCCTGCGCTTTCATCATCGCCTCGTCGCTGCCGTCTGTTTCCGCATGTCGCCACGGGATCGAATACAACTGCGCGTATTGCATGAACCAGCCCAGCCCGTAAATTGCACCGAGCCAGAACTTCGTGAGCGCTCGGAGGTTTGCCGAGTGGATTGGATGACATCCCCCTTGCTGCCAGATTGCAATCAAGAACTTGTCGGGCGGGAAGTCGATGAGCGTGTCGCAGTTGACGCCGTTCGGTGCCATCATGAGCCTGTCGATCTCATTCGATGCTGATGGATAGGCGAGATACTTAGCAGGCACTGGAGCGTAGCAGCGCGGTGAAACGATTCCGTTTTCGGTGTGCCATATGATTTCCACCACGCTGATTCCTTTCGCGTAGGCGTCAATGAGCGCCTTCATCATGCCCTTTGTGTCCAGTTCCCAATGGCTTGGGCGTGGAGCATACGATTCAAGCGCTCGTTCTACTGTCTCATGGATCTGCAATGCCTGCGGTGTCGGCTCCTCGGCACCTTCGCGAATACCTGGCTTGATCTCGATCTGCAATGCCGTGACATTACCAGCGATCTCGTTGATGCACTTGCGCAGACGTGACCAAGAATCGACCATCATGCGGAAAAGTCGATCCTGATCCTCCAGCTTGCCAGTGCGCACGTTGCGCAGGATACTACGCACCTGCTCGGGCGTTACATTGGCAAGGTCATAGTCCTGCGTGCGGTAGGAAGCTGGCAAAGGCGCTACGATGCCCTTTCGTTCGTCTGCGGTCATGGTGAGAACGGCATAACATGCAATGCAGCCAATGGCAAGCTCAAATTTACAGAGCGTTAAACCCTCGGACGGTTCGACTGGCGAATGTGTTCCTCGATGTGGTAACCGATGCCGCTCCCGTCATGGCTCCGCTGATGCGACTGCCGAGTGCAATGCAAGCAAGCAATGCGTCCGCACGGTCCGGTGATTTCATGCTTTTCGCTGCCATCTTCTCCTTCGATTCGACTCTCAATTTACCCGTTTCGTTCCACTCGCTTTTCCGCGTGGTGATCTGCGAGAATGTCATCGGATCGAGTTCGCCGACGTGTATTCTCCCGCGCTCCAGCTCACGACTGGCAACGTGCCAGACCTGCGCGATCAGGTTTGCGTATTCGTCTTTCTCACTCGCTGGCTTGCCGCCGTGGAAGCGGTTGATGTGCCAGCCAAGCTCGGCGAACTGGTCACAGAAGCCGGTGCCTAGTCCGTCGGCGTCTCCCCAAATCTGACCGGCGGTGAGTCCTTCTGTTTGAAACATCTGTATGAATTCGCGTGCCGCCTGCACTGTGTCCCGCTCCTGCCATGCTCGTATGATGCGTGCGTGATTCCCGCGGCGAATTGCCAGAACGTTTTCATCTCGTCCCGCGGCGAAGTCACAGAATGCTACGATCTCACCGTGAGCGTTTGGTTTCGGCTGTGCATCGAGTGCATTGCGTAGCAAGTCTGGAGCGAGAACCAAGCGGTCGAAGTCCTCGGTGAACTCGGCGAGGTGCTTTGAGCGGTAGAGCGGATGTGATTCGCCATACTTGATTCTGTCCAGTTCCCGCTTCTCCGCGCTGATGTGAGCGCAGTCGGTCGATGGCACCCTGATCGTCTTGTAGAGGCTGGAGTTCTTGTGGAAGCTGTCGTAGAACTGACCGCGCGGCGCACCCGGTGACGACACCCAAAGTTCCATTTTACGCGTGCATCGGTCGAACGCTTCGAAGATAGCGTCTGGAACCGTCTTGGCTTCGTCAATGATGAGAAAAACTGGATCCACGTCTCCGCCGATCTTCGGGTGATGTCCTTCCGCTCTCCCCGGGTTATCGGTCGAGAAGCCGAAAGCATAGCCGCCCTCGGGCGTTCGTAGCTCCTCGCTCATGAATCGCCAATGCGGGAACCTGTGCTGATAGACCTTCACCGCGCCCCAGAGTTGCTTCTCGATCTGCATCCATGAGCCGCTGGTGAAAATGCACTGCCCACGCGGGAACTCATGCAGGAACCAAAGCACAAGCGGCGCCACAAGCCGCGCCGTCTTGCCGCTGCCGTTCGCTGCGACCACGCTGGTCGGCTGTTCCATCGCGACCGACTCCATGGCTTCGCACTGCCAAAGGTATGGCACAATTCCTAGAACACGGACGCAGAACTCTGTCGGGGTCATACAAATGATGGCATTTTTGACATTTCCCTTTGTTTCGATTCAGAATTTAGCGCGTAGAACATTTCTATCAAGTTATCGTCACTTAGCCCTTTTTTGTTCAATGGCGGCTGTAATCTGATGATTTCACACGCTTCCGCGTAGTTCATGTATGCTTCGCGCTCCTCGTGGTGCAGTCCTCGTGCCCATTGATCGTGTGAAGTCACTCCCACCTCATCAAAGCATTTCGAGACTGAGTGCATCGAAATTCTCCTGCGGATGTCTCGCGTTTGCCCTACATACTGTATCGCGCCATCCAGATAAAGTCTGTAAATGACGTATTTTCTGCCGTATTTCGCAGCAAGTCTTTCGATTAGCTCTTTCATTTTTTCGCTTTGCCCTTTGCTAGTTCAACGAGTGCGGCAAGATTGACTTCCTGCTCTGGCGAAAGTGAAACAGTCGCTTGAGTAATCGGAGCGCCGTCTGGACCGCTGATCTCTTGCTTGTCAGCCTGTCCGAGCATGTTTTTGCCGAGGAAAATGAGCATCGTGACATTGCCAGCGAGCGCCACCTCGATCTGTTTTTTCCGCAATCTCGTTTTCCCGTTCTCCCGTCCTTTTGTAATTTCAGCCGCAAAATTTCGTTCAATCGTGTCCGTGGAACAATTACACGCTGCCGCAATCTCCTTGTTGCTGCACCCGATGGACGCGAGCTGTTCAACCAGCCGAGGATCGACGTTCGCCTTTGGTCTGCCTACTTTCGCTGGTTCAGTATCGATTGGTTTCTTTTTGCTGCTCATGATTCATATGATTCTATTGCGGAGCCTTCCTGCTGCGCTTTGAGTTCGTCGAACGTCTTGCCGCTGGCTTCGTGGATCGCCTGCTTGCCAGTGAAGTCCTGCCAGCGTTTTACTATTACATCGTTGTAATCAGGAGAAAGCTCCATGAGGAATCCACTCTTCCCTTTCTTTTCACACGCAAGAAGCGTCGAACCGCTACCTCCGAAAAGATCAATTACGGTTTTGCATTCCTTGCCGTATTCATCAAAACACCATTCAGCAAGCGCAACTGGCTTCTGTGTAGGATGCACACGCTTTTGCCCATGCTCCGAAGCTTTAACCATTCCGTTCCACATATGCTGAAATAATCGGACAGCGGTTTTTTGATTCGTCCACGCAAGTTCTGCGTCCGCAAAATTACCAGAATTCTTCTTGTCCCATACTATCCAGCAGGAAGAGTTCGGAAGGTGTGAGGCGTAGTAGTTGCCGCCCCATATAATTTCAACTACTGCTCCTAGTGTTGCGATTACCTGTATCGCCTCAACCGCTGTGTCAATCGTTTCATCCCCAATCACTTGCGAGAAGTTACTTGATTCTATCACATTTGATTTGTCCCTTTTCTCGTTTTTCTTTCCCCCGAAAGCACCGCCCCCCCCTACCTTCTTTCCGCTAACAATAGAAATGCCATAAGGAGGATCAGTAAAAACCATGTCGGCCTTCTGCCCATCCATCAGCTTGTTCACCGCATCAATGCTCGTTGAATCCCCGCACATTAGCCGATGATTTCCCATGATCCAAACGTCTCCGAGCACAGTCACCGGATTGACTGGTGGTTCTGGCACCTCGTCTGGATCGGTTTCGCCTTCGATTGTTTCTGTGAGCAAGTCGGCAAGCTCTGATTCATCAAAACCAGTCAGAGATAAATCAAAATTGTCATCTTGCAATTCTGCCAACTCCAGCGCAAGCATTGAATCATCCCATCCGCTGTTGAGTGCCAGCTTGTTATCAGCGATGACGTAAGCCTTGCGCTGCGTCTCTGTCAAGTGATCCAGTCGAATGCACGGCACCTCGGTGAGTCCGAGCTTCTGCGCTGCCATGATGCGACCGTGACCGGCGATGATGCCGTTCTCTGCGTCGATCAGCACCGGGTTAGTAAATCCAAACTCTCGGATGCTGCCTGCAATCTGTGCCACTTGTGCCTCGCTATGTGTCCTGCTATTCCGCGCGTATGGGATCAGTGAGTCGGTTTTGAGTATTTCTATTTTCGGTTTGTTTTTCATGACGTAGTTTTCTCTTGACGTGTTTTTCTCTGTTGGTAAAATCTTGGTTATCACATCCTTAGCGCCTGTCTAAGCGCATCGAGCGTGGGTTTGCCGTCTCTGCCGATTGCTTGCGGTCCGAGCCTATCTGTGATGGTTTTCCGTGCTTCGTTTGCCAGTTCTGGCGTGAGGTCATCGATGTTTGCATCGACTCCAGCGTTGAATTGCTTTCCGAGGTCAACGCCAAATTGCGCGACGTTCGGAGCTTTGACCCGTTCGCCTTTTCTGACCAGCTTTCGGCGCTCGGCTTCGGCTCGTTTGACCGGCTCTTGGATCATGTATGAATTGAAGCCGAACGGACCCCATGGCACGTCGAAGCCACCGATGTCTGCTGCGTTCTGAAATTGCCAATAGGCGAAGTCGTCCCAGCGTCTCACGTCACCTTCTGCCTCAACATGTCGCTGCCGCTTGATGCGCGCTCCCGGGCGCCGGACAAAGCGTGCCGCGGGATTGAGATTGAGCCAGTCCTCGTTTCTCATTCTGCCTTGCCATTGCGCGAAGGTTGACGCTTGCTCTAGGTTGGTGTTGTAGATCAGTTGTAAGCGAGCGTTTGAAATGACGTTGGTGATCTTGGTGTCCTTGTAGTCGGCGGGCGTCGCCAGTCCTTCCTGAATCAGAAACTCCGCGGAACGCTCGCGGAACTTGGCGAGTCCTGTCTCCTTGTAGGCTGTCACGATCTCGCCCGTGTTTACGTCCACGATCTCCTCTGTGGCGTCCGCTTGCCAGTCCAGCAACATGTTGCGCATTTTGTTCAGAACGCGCGCTGAGGTCACTGTGGCGCTGAAAAACGAGCGATTGCGAATAGCCGGTGCCATCGCCGACCACTCACGCCAACGAAACCACGAAGGCGTCACTTTGCGCCGTGATAGATTTTCGATTGCTTGAAGGAATGAGTTCATCTCGTTGATTCTGCGCTGGTCAGTTCGGCGATTGCTCGCTTTCCTGCTGCGGTCAGGTGGTATGTCGAAGGTCTGCCAGCTCGCTTGGCGATGTAGCCCTTTTGAGTCAGGCTCCAGAGCTTATTGTTGACAAAAACCAAGCTGGCTTTGGCTTGAGTGGCGATTTCGCGCATAGTTTTCCCATCGGTAATGACGAAGATTTGAGCTTCGCTGATTCCGATGCCAAGCATGTAGAGTTTGCCAACAATGGCATGAACCGTGGTAGTGGTCACAAAAGCAAGATACAGAAATCTGAGCGCTTGGCAAGCGTGAAATCGGATTGAGTTCGCCCCTGCTCCTCGCGCCTGAACATTGCGGGAGCAGAGGCATTAGTTCCCATCAGTCACTCGACTGGGAGAGTGTTAGCGCGGTTTTTGCCGCATCGTAAGCTTTGACCATGGCACGAGCCTGTTCGATCTTGCGGCAGTTGTGCATAACTGTGGTGTGATCCGTGCCGAAAACGGTGCCGATGCGAGATAAGACCCATCCTCGGTCACGCATGACAGCCTGCACGACTGCGCGAGCGTCTGCTGCTGCTTGGACACGCGTCTTGCTAGTCACAAGCTTTGTATCCACGTCCATTTCATTTGCGACGATTTCGATAATGTCTGAGATTTTCATTGTTTTTGTTTGTGCCGTTTTCTCATCCCCTCCCACGATACTTCGTAGGCTCTCTCCCATGCGGGGTTGCGATTGACTATCAACACCCACCAAATGCTCCTGCGCTTGCGGAAAACGTGCGAGATCCGCGCTTGCTTTTGTTTGTTTTTCATG